TGATGAGATGCTAGATTTAGTGTCCATAACCTCTGTTACTAGTCACAGGAATAGAGCAAAGTTTGCAAAGTGGAGAAAAAAGGTTGGTGATAAAGAAGCTGACCGTATCACGAAAGCGGCTACAAGTCGTGGTACTGATATGCATACTCTTACAGAGTATTATTTAAAAAATGAGCAAGCACCTACAGATGTATTGCCTATCTCCAAAATGCTATTTAATATAGCAAAACCTTTTCTGGATAGTATCACTAATATTCATGCATTAGAGTCATCAATGTTCAGCAAAGAACTTGGAATTGCTGGAACTGTTGATTGTATAGCAGAATATGACGGTGAACTTGCTATCATTGATTTCAAAACTTCCAAATCACCTAAACCACGAGAGTGGATTGACCACTATTTCGTACAGTGTTGTGCATATGCATGTATGTTGTATGAACTCACTGGACTTACTGTAAAAAAGTTTGTTATTATCATGGCATGTGAAGATGGTGACTGTGAAGTTTATATTGAACGCGATAAATCAAAGTATATCAAAGAATTAGTCCAATATATCCAAGAATTCATCACACACAAACTAAAAGAATATGCCTAAAGAAACCTTAGATGAAGTCCTGAAAGAGAAGTTCATGTGCAAACAGAGTTTTGCTCTTGAAATCGAAAATCTTGCCACACAAGAAAATCTAAATTATATTGACGCAATTGTTTTGTTTTGCGAAAATAATGAGATAGAAGTTGATTCTGTGGTAAAATTAGTATCCAAACCACTGAAAGAAAAATTAAGATGGGATGCCACGCAATTGAATTTTCTAAAGAAAACAAGTCGCGCAAAACTACCTCTATGACTGCCTTTGATTGCTACAAAACATATCTAGCGATCAAACAGCACTTCACTCAACCTACCTACGATTACTTCCGATATCATGGTGCTACTAAGGGATCTGTGGCATCTTTTAATAAAAGGAAGGATAAGTATTTTTTTGAGAAGATGTCTCGTCAGAAGACAGATAGTGAGATTAAGGAATATTTTGTCGCAAATTTTGTTTATCCGTCTAATCCACAATCAGTTTGGATTGGTGAAATTATCAAACAAGGTGAGACTAACTATAATACATGGTTGAAGATCAATCAAAGTCTTGCATATCATTATAAGGAAGATTTAGAGATATTATTTGATACTGAAAATTTTAAAAGTGTGATGGAGTGTAAGGGTCACCCGACGTTGCTAAAAAAATATTTATCTGGTAAAATTAATTTGGAGACACTGGTTATTATGAACAAGATTCTTAATTTTGTTCCTTATTTTGATAATAAATTGAAAGATCCTGTATGGGAAACCGTAAGTTTGAAAATTAAAAAGTATACTCCTTTCCTAAATATTAATGTGTTTTCATGTCAAAAAATGTTAAAGGAGGCAACAAATCAATGAGTGAGTTTTTCGATTCTAAAATCGTACAACAGTCTTTGAAAGAAATTACTGATATTCAAGAAGAGATATTTAATTCTCTCTTCACTTATCGGACTTTTACTGAAGAGGACAAACAAGAGCACATTGATAAGTTGCGTAGTCTTATTGAAAAGCAAAGGATTATGTATGCAAGATTAACTCTTACAGACGATCCTGAAGCAATTGAACTTAAACAAAAAATCGAGCAATCAGCACTGATGCTTGGATTTCCTGAAGGCACAAATATGTCAGAAGTCTTCGACACAATGGATGAGACACTTATACAAGTGATCAAAACCAGTGGACTTGACAACTGATCAATCATAAACTATAATAACCAAATCCGTACAAACACAGGCCAAATCTAATGTCTTTTTCCGATCTAAAAAAACAATCTAAATTAGGTTCTCTTACCAGTAAACTGGTCAAGGAAATCGAAAAACAAAACAAATCTCAAGGTGGTTCTAGCGATGATCGCTTATGGAAACCCGAAGTAGATAAAGCAGGTAACGGTTATGCTGTTATCAGATTTCTACCTGCACCCGATGGCGAAGATATGCCATTCGTAAAGTTATATACTCACGCATTTAAAGGTCCTGGTGGATGGTATATTGAAAACTCTTTGACCACTATAGGTCAAAAGGATCCTGTATCTGCGTACAATTCCGAACTTTGGAATAGTGGTACCGATGCTAATAAAGAAATTGCCCGTAATCAGAAACGTAAACTATCATATTACGCAAACATCTATGTAGTGAAAGATCCTACTAACCCTGAAAATGAGGGTGGTGTATTCTTATTCAAGTTTGGTAAGAAGATCTATGATAAGATCCTTGCTGCTATGCAACCTGAATTTGAAGATGAAGAAGCAATCGATCCTTTCGATTTCTGGAGAGGTGCTAACTTCAAACTAAAGATCAAGAAAGTTGCAGGTTACTGGAACTATGATTCTTCTGAGTTTGCTGCTGTTAGTCCACTCTTAGACGATGATGATGCTATGGAAGCAATCTGGAAGAAAGAATATGGACTTGCAGAGATTATTGCTGCTGATAAGTTCAAGGATTATGCAATTCTTGAAAAACGTATGAAGACTGTTTTAGGTCTAGAAGGAGCAGTACGTCGTCCTGATCCTGAAGTTGCTGATGAAGATGATAGTAGAGGTGAATTAGAAGATTATAGTGAAGGTTTACATCAAAAGGTTGAGACACCTACGATATCAGAACCATCATCTGATGATGACCTTGACGATATTATGGCAAAGTTCCAAAAACTTGCTGAGGCTTAATAAGATCCTCTCTTTGTTTTTGTACCTCTGCGTTGAGAGGAAACAGCATACTTATATGCTGTTCTTAAATCATTAATAAACAATCCTAAGAACTGAGGTCTTAACAAATAGATCTCAGTTTTTTTATTGTTTTCTTCAAATTCATATGCTAGGTTAGAAACACTCTTTACTGGACTTACTGCAACTCCATTTAAATACACTGTAAAATTGGAATCAACCCATTTACCTTCAGGAACTATTAATTTATCATTATTATCTTTTAGTTCAGTTGTTTCGTAGTGATGAATGTTTTGAATATTGTTTTGACCATACTTTCTGTAGATGAAGTTGTAAAAGTCTTCTCCTCCTAGTGGCCACTCATCTCTTAGATTGATAATATTATTAGTGATTAGGATAACATAGTCCAATTCTTGATCACCATAATATTCTAAGGCAACTTGATCAGGTCTAACTCCATCTGGAATGATATACCTGTCAAAATTAGTGACATTATTATAAACCTCATCAATGAGTTTCATTCTCTTGAAGAGGTTTTTAGTTTTTATATACTCTTCTCTTGAGTTTCTATAAGTTGAAAAAGGACTTTGAAATTCAAAATCTGGTAGTTCTCTGAAATAACCCATTAGTATCCTGTTCCTCGTAAACCTTCACCAGTGTCATAATCTTCTTTGTAAATTGGGTTGAGTTCTTGAAAAGACAATGCTAAATTCATATGAGTTGGTGTTGCATCTTCATATGTACTATACTGTCCACTAGCAGTGTAGTTTACAGCAGCCTGAGTGAGTGCACAAACTTTATGTCTCTTCAAAAATCTATGTGGTTGAGATCCTGTCATGAATTCAACTTTCCATACATCTGGACTCTTTAAGAAAACTCCTTTTGAACCTTTTGATGCAGACATACATTGTTTGAAAGTTCTAATAATTTGTTTAACTGTTTGACCTTCCTTTGGACTTCTTGGAACTAATTGAAACTCATATTGAAATGATCTTAAACTAACACCACTGAATAGTGCTTCTTTGTTTTGGTTTATAATTCTTCCTTCAGTTCTTGACTGAATAGCTTGTGTATCAACATTTCCACCTAATGCATTGACTGCCTGTGCTGCCATTTTGTTTTGAAACTGATTGATAAGTGCTTCATCAGATCTACCAATTTTATCAACGAAACCTTGAATTGTGCCACCAGCGTTTTTAAGTGCCTTTCCTGGTTCATCTAGTTTTGCATCATTGTTTATAAGTCCTGATGCTGCTTCAAATCCTGCCAAAGAAAGAGCATCTACTTCATTTTCAGCCCAACCTGCACTCTGAGAATCTCCTATGTTCTGTGGCATTGGTAATATAATTGTCGCTTTATGTTTTCCTTGAGCAGCACTTACCGCTGAACCTTCTTGAACTTGAAGACTACCATTCGCACTTAATCCTCCAGCTGGTTTATATTCAATACAAGTTATCTTCATATAATCCATTGAAGAGTCAATCATATCACTAGGATATCGCAAGATACTACCTGCTGATTGTCCACCTGCGATAGATCCCAAAACATTGCTTAATCTTGAGGTATAATCTGCTATTTTGCCTAGTGTAGTAGGTACTTCAGTAAATCTAACCACTATTTTCTGATTGAGGTTCCAAAACTATTTATAGAGTTATCTGCTAGTTTTTATTCTGGCATACGGAATATGCTTAATATCTTCAAATTCACTCCCTCTAACTAGGTGCACTTGACCTACAATTTCTGGGAATGTATAGAATCTTAACTCTCCACCATGATGAAAATTAATACCTTTAAATCCCCATTCTGTAATCTCTGTACATGCTATTAACGGGTGCTCATCATATGTAATATTAGGTGTCTTTGGTTTATAAATGAATGTATAATATTGTCCTACCTCTGGAACAGTTCCACTCTCATCTAAAACTGATATAATTGACAACATCATATCATCAGGATCTTCCATACCATTCAACTCTTCCACAATAGGAGTAAGTCTATTGTATGTTGGTGGATTTAATACCATTACTTAATACCTAATTCTTTTTCAGTAAATATTCTGAATTCCCAAAGTCTGTCTTTACAAAATTCTTTGGCAGCATCCCACTTTGCCTCATTTGTAACATATTGGGTTACCTCGTACATGTATCCTTTTGATTTTCTTTTTGGTTTCTTAGGAGGTCTTGTTTGTTTATCTGGTTTCACTTCAATGATAGATCTACAAATAGATCCATTAGATTTTATGTATTTAATATAAAAGTCAGGAAAATATCTATGTACTCTATTATCTAAGGGAGAACGATATGGTATGAAAAATTCTTCACTTCCCCATTCTAAAATATTATCATTTAAGTCACAATAAACCATAAACTTTCTTTCCCATAATGAACGATAGATGATGTTTGTTGGATCACCTTTGTACTTTTTAGGATTCGTTGGTCTATATTTTCCTTTATATGCCATTAATATTTATCACTACCTTCCTATATAGTATAGGCAAATCATAACTACAAACGTGCAAAATCTTGCAAAGGGTGCTCAGATTGCTGCTGGATATGGAAGATTAGCAGCAAGCATATTCCCTAATAGTAAAGCAATAAAGAAAGTATCTGGTATTCTCAACAATGCTAATGACATCGCTGACGCTTTAAGTGGTGGCGGTGCAGGATATACTGGTAATAGGTCAGGTCCTGGAACAGCGAAAGGAATGGCAGAAGTTATTGCTCAGTTTGGTAGATTAGCACAGACTTCTCATTATGAAGTATCCTTTGCAGGTTTTATGAATCTATCTAATCTTAGTGGATTCTTACGAAATAAAGGAGTTGATACAGATTTTATTACTAGAGAACTAGGTTTATTGTGTAGTAGTGCTTCTCTTCCAACGTCTCGTTATGCTATTTCTGAAGTAACAAACTTCATGGGTGTTAGAGAAAACTTTGCACATACAAGAAGTTTTGTTCCTATTGATCTTACTTTCTATGTTGATAATGAATATAAGACATTAAAGTTTTTTGAGCATTGGATGGAATATATTGCTAGTGGTGCAGAAACTAGAGATGGGATTTTTGATAAAGCAAGACCAGGATATTATGTAAGAATGAAATATCCACAACAAGGTTACAAATGTGACACTATACAAATTAAAAAATTTGACAGAGACTATCAATATCAGTTAGAATATAACTTTATTGGATGTTTTCCTCTTGATATTGTTGCTGTTCCCGTTGCTTATGACGGATCACAGATTCTTCAAATGACTGTTACCATGGCATACGATCGTTATGTTTGTGGTGCAATTGATAGTAAATCTGTATCTCAAGGAACTTTCGGTAACTTTATCCCTCAATTAGGTGGTCTTGCTATTGCTTCTGCTGCTGCTTTTGGTGGAACCTCAGCTCTAGGTAAAATCAATAGTGCTGCAAACAGTCTTGCTGGTATTTCTAGAAATGCTAGATCTTTACAGGGATCTGTTGAATCTATCAGACAACGTTTTATTTGACCCCTATATAATATACTGAAATTATAAATTATGCCGTTACCAACCATTACAACTCCTACGTATGAGTTGAATTTACCATCGAACGACAAGAAAATTAAATATCGTCCATTTTTAGTCAAGGAAGAGAAAATCCTTATCCTTGCAATGGAGTCTGAAGATACAAAACAAATTACAAACGCAATTACTGACGTTCTTAATTCATGTATCCTCACCAGAGGTGTTAAGGTAGATAAATTACCTACCTTTGATATTGAGTATCTCTTTTTGAATGTTCGTGCTAAGTCTATCGGTGAGGTTGTAGATTTAGTTGTAACCTGTTCTGATGACGGGGAAACAAAAGTAGATGTCGCAGTCAACCTTGATGATATTAAAGTAGAAAGAAAGGAAAATCATAAAACAGATATCAAATTGGATAAAAACCTCTCCTTAAGGTTAAAGTATCCTTCAATGGAACAGTTTATTAAGAGTAATTTTGATTTTGATGGCACTAATGTAGATGCATCATTTAAAATGATTGCTGGATGTATTGATCAGATTTACACTGATGAAGAAGCATGGCCAGGATCTGATTACACTGAAAAAGAAAGAATAGCATTCCTAGATCAACTAAACACTAAACAGTTCAAAGAAGTAGAACAGTTTTTTGATACTATGCCTAAACTTTCACATAAGATGACAGTTAAGAATCCCAAAACTGGGGTTGATAATAATGTGGTGCTTGAGGGCTTGGCGTCTTTTTTCGTATAATAATGGCACAAGAGGATCTTGTGTCATACTTTAAGTTAAATTTTGCCTTGATGCAGTACCATAAATACTCTTTGACAGAGCTTGAAAATATGATTCCTTGGGAAAGGGAGATTTATGTTTCACTCCTCCAACAACACATCGAAGAGGAAAACCTAAAGGCACAGCAAAATGGCTGATTCATTCCTATCAAAAAAACCAGAAAGTAAGGGCGGTGCTCTTGCTAGAAGTATGATGGGAAGAAATAGTCAGACAAGTCAAGTTGGTGGAATTACTCAACAAGTTGTTGTCGCTGGTTTTAATGATGAGGTTTTAGGAAGAATAGATCAGAATTTAAAATCAATACTTGAAGTATTGACAAAGGATTTAGACTTACAAGAAGAAAAATTAGAAGATCAAAAGGACGCAGCAGTACAAGCAAAAAGTCAGGCTAGAAAAGATGAAGAAGACAAATCATTTGTCAGTCCTATCATGGGAGGAATCAAGAAGATTGGTAATATTGCCAAGGAAGTAACTGGTGTAGGAAGTGTATTAGATAGGTTGATACAAGGGTTTGGTGCAATAATAGCAGGTTGGGCTGCTGGTAAATTACCAGAAATAATAGATGGACTTAAAGCAACATGGGACACAGTTTCAAAAGCTGTGATGGATACTATTAACAGTATTGTTGATGCTGTTATGGGAGTATTTAATTTTATTAAAGATATAATTACGGGTATTATTGATTTCTTTAAAGGTGGTTTTGATTTTCTAGGAAAAGGAATAAAAGATTTTATAGACTTCATTATTGGAATTGGAGAAAAAATATTTGAAGGACTAAAGAAAGCATGGGATTTTGTAACTAATCTTCCTGGTATGATTGGTGGTGTCTTCAAGAAAGGTTGGAACTGGATAACTGGTGGTGACAAAAAAGAAGAAGAGTATAAAGGTGAACCAATTAGAGATAGCAGAGGTAGAATCAAAGGATATAAGAAACCTGAAGATGGTGGTGTGATTCAAAATTCAGAAAAGACTTATAATGAAAATTTTAGTGATAAAGTATTTGATAAGAATAATTCTGAATCAAATGTAAATGTCAATGTAAATTCATCAAGTTCAGATACTGTTGGAGATATGAAGGGTCAGGGTAATAAAAAGAACCCTGTTATACAACCTAAGGTTTTAACTGGAAAGACTTTTACACCAGAGCAAACGAATAATGCTGTTGCAGTCAGTCCTAAACAATTTGATATGCCAGCATCAATTGAACCGTCACTATCACAAGTAGAACCAGGTAAAGTAAAAGATAAAACAGTTGTTCAACAGAAACCAGAATCATCACCACTTATTGTTCCTTTGGCACCAAATCCAGTGATGCCTACTACAAAATCTAAAACTAGCATGGGTCGTCCAAGTGGTGGTGTGAATGCTTCTAAGTCAATTCCATCTAAAAATCCTAAAAACTTCTATCCAATGTTTGCTGCAATTCAATATAATTGCATGGCAGACTTCTAAGGTAAAGTAAATGGCAAAAGTAGAATTACCAAAAGTTAATGAAGATCAGTTAAAAAGATCAACTCTTGTTATGAAGAGTATTGATACTACTGTTATTTCTATAGCCAAATTTTTAGGTAGAAAAGAAAAATTTACAGCAAAGCAAAAGAAGTTTTTGAAAGCTCAACAAGCAATGATCAAAGGTCAGAAAAGAAAAGATGATGAAGCAGAGAGTCTAAAGGTAGAGAAAAAGAAAGAAAAAAAGGAAAATAGGTTTGTTTCCGCTGCAAAGAAAAAGGGTGGCAGTCTATTAGATAATCTTATTGCGGGTGTTGGATCTATTTTTGCAGGTTGGTTAGCAGGTAAAGTACCTGAAATTATAGAATTGATAAAGAAAAATATGCCAAGAGTTCAAGCAATTTTTGATGGAATAACAAAAACAGTTGGATTGGTTTATGAATACTTCCAAAGTATGTTTGTAATTGTATATGAACTAGGCAAGTCTTTATTTACATTGACTCCTCCAGATGGTGAAAAAATTGCTTCTGAATTTAGTGACATAAAAGGTTCATGGGATTCATACCTAAAGAGTGCTACTAATGGTTTTAAAGCACTAACAGGACAAGACTTTCAAGATCCAAAGGATTTAGAAAAAGTAGATAAACAGGTAAAAGATAATAGTGTAGACGAAGACGGGGAGAAAGTTAAAAAAGAAAATAAACCAGTAGTAGATAAAAAGATTAATAAGAAAGAAATTAGCCAAGAAGAATTAAATGCAAAAATGAAAGACCCTAAAGTTATTGAATTGGCTAATCAATTGGGTGATGGTAAACCAAAAACTAAGGCAACTAATGGTTATCTAAATGCAGTTTCAGTTGGTAAGATGCTCACTGATCAAGGTGTTGGTGTTTGGCAGCACCCAGACTTCAATATCAAAACTGGTTTCACTGGTTCTGGTTTAGAAAGTATGATGAAAAGAGCTTCTAATTCTTTCCATAGTTCTGGTGAAGCACTTGATATTCCTATTGCAGGTCAAGGTGAAGAGAGATTAAATCAAATAGCTTCAATGCTTGGTGCTAATAAGAAAAAACTTGGCATCAATGAACTGAAGTGGAAAGATGATGCTGACCACATGGATCATATCCACGTTTCTTTCAAAGGAGATGAACCAATAAAACCAGCAAGTGTTGCTGCAGCACCATCTTCTAAGTCTACAACTGTAGATAATATTACTGCTGCTAAAGATATTGATTCTCCAACCAATGACATGCAAAAGAAAATTACTCAAGCAGTATTGTCTCAACAAGCACAAGTACCAACAATGTCTGTACCTGAATCAGGAAATAAAGCAGTAGTTGTAGATGGTGGTACAACAGTTTCTACACCTGATATCGATTCTCTGTTAAATACTATGCAGAGGACTAGAGTATTAACAGCATTAGCATACCAATAAAATGAGTGCAGATCAAGCAGCAAAATATGAAGAACTTATCATCGAGTCTAACGATGGTTCTAGAAGTGTAGACCTTAGATTTGGTGTATTATCTTTTCAATATTTTGAAGATGTATTTTCTCCAACAATAACTGCCAGAGTATTAGTTCAATCCACTGGTGGTGGTGATATTGAAGATTTTAAAGGAACTGGTGGTACTAAAGCATTACTACAAGGTTTACCCGTCATTGGTGGAGAAAGAGTATCAATTAAGATAAAAACTGTTGTCGGTGATGGTCTTGATTTGACTAGTGATCCACTTTATGTTGGTGGTGTTAGTGAGATTATGACTGATAATGATAGAGAAGTATTTACATTAAATTTAGTTTCTAGGTCTGCAATTACAAATGAAACTGCCAGAGTAACAAAAAAATATCCAACTACTCAGAAGATTGATATTTCCGTAAAACAAATTGCAGAAGAATTTTTAAAAATTGAATTACCAGAAGATAATATTGACTCATGTAAAAATCAATATGGATTTATTGGTAATCTCAGAAAACCATTTACTGTACTAACATGGTTAGCTGGCAAGGCAATTCCTGCCAGTGGTAAAAAAGATTCAACAGCAGGATATTTTTTCTATCAAACACTTGATGGTCATTACTTTAAATCAATAGATGAATTAATTAAACAAGAACCATATGCAGAATATAAAGAAGATGCAGTGGCTAAAACTGCTCTTGAATCTGGTGTTGAAGATACAGCAACTAAGATTTTGTCTTATGCTTTTAAACAGAATACAAATATTTTAGAGAAACTTAGGACTGGTGCCTTCTCATCTCATAATGTTTTCTTTGATCCCCTGACATTTGAATTTCCCCAGTTTACATATAAATTGAAAGAATTTGCTGAACAAATGGAAGTAATGGGAGAACCTCCTGAACTACCACCAATTGAAGCAGGTAGTAGTGAAAGTCTTGGAGATTATCCAACAAGGCTGATGACAAGAATACTAGATCGAGGTACAATGGATCCAGACGTCAAAGTTGACGTTAATTCAGATCCAGCAAAAGTTCAATCACAATCCATTGCTCGTTATAATCTACTGATGACTCAAGCAGTTAGTGTTACAGTCGCATGTAACTCTGATTTAAGAGTAGGTATGATTATTAAGTTATTCTTTAAAAACCAAAGTTTTGAAAAGGGAAATGAGTTTGACGAGCACACAAGTGGACTATATATGATAAAGGAACTTTGCCATCAATTTACCCAAACTGACTCTCTTACATCTATGTTATTAGTAAGAGATTCATACGGTAGAAAATAACTTACAAATAGGAGTTTAAAATGAAAAGCATAGAAGAACACATCCAACACGACAAGGACCTTATTGAAGATCCAAAAACTTCTGAACCTATGAAGAGGCATGCAAAAGACGAACTATTTGAATTACAGGAGTATGTTGGACATCATAAGAAAGAGATTGAAGCAGGAGATCATCATGACCCAAATGCCTTAGAACTATTTTGTGATAATCACCCAGATGAACCTGAATGTTTGGTTTATGACGACTAATGATCGAAGAAGCAGCGTTTAAAAGTAATTTTGTAGGACGTGATGGCTTTAGATGGTTTATTGCTCAAGTAGCACCTTCTACCAAACAATCTAAACAAAGAGAAGGTGGTTGGGGCAATAGATATAAAATTAGAATCATGGGGTATCATCCCTTTGATGCTACTATTACAGATGAAGACCTACCATATGCTCATGTGTTAATGCCCCCTACCGCTGGTAGTGGTGCAGCGAACACGTCGGAGTCTTGTATGATTAGACAGGGAGACGTTGTATTCGGATTCTTCTTAGATGGAGATGATGGACAACTCCCTGTCATTTTAGGTTTATTTGGAAGAACTCCTCAGGTAAAAGCAGGAGAAGCAAGCACTGAAGATACACAAGGATTTAAACCTTTTACTGGTTACACTGACGAAATTGTTGGAACTTCCAAAATGGGTCAGGAAGAAGCAAATGATAACCAAGGGGTTGTCAATCTACCTGCTGCAAGAAATCCTAAAAATTCTCAAGGAGGAGTTGTTGATGGTTTGTTAGGTGGAAACTTAACAGATCAATTGGAGTCTGTATCAGGATCATTAGATAGTGCTTTAGGTGCAGTCAGTGGAGGTATGGCTGAGGTTTCAGGTGTTTCTGGTCAAGTAACAGATGTTGTTAGTAATGCTGGTGGAGCAATTAGAGGTGCTACTCAGGGTGTTTTGAGTGGATCATCCAGTGTAATATCAGAAGCAATTTCTGGAGCAGTAACTTCAGCAGCAGCGGGTGATCTTTTAGGTGCTGCAACACAGGCACTAAAGGCAACAGAAGCTGCTACTGGTGTTATTGCTGCTATTGGACAAGATGCTGCCACGATCGCAAATAATATTAAGTCATTCGCATCAATATCAAATGCAAACCTTGCTCAGTATATTACTCAACCAGGAGGATATCAAAATCAAACATCTCTAACTGCGGTTATTCCTTCAGGTAATGATGCATTAGACTCTTTAATCTCTGCAAAAAATGCCAGTTCAATGATGGCAAGAAATAAAAAGTCTGGAGCACCAAATACAGATAGTTTGGCAAATGGTCTAAGAGTTGAACCTGCGGGTGGAAGTACTGCTATTTCTAGTATCGATTCTGCTATTAATAATACTGTCACTAAACTCCAAACAACTAGAGGAGTTTACGATTCAAATGTAGAAATTGCAAGAACAACAGAGAAAATAGTTAAGGTCATTAGACCGATGATTGAGATTGCTTTGAAGGGAGTTAATGATGAAGTTACAAGTAGAACTCCTGATGGTTTAGAGAAACAATATAAACTTTTCTATGAGAGGAAACTTAATGCATTGTATTATCAAGCTCTTGGTATTACAACGTCAGGTATTGGACAGTTTCAAGCGGGAAATACTGGTATTACAACTGCAATGAAGACAGCAGCACATCAAGCAGGATTAGATAGACAACTTGAATTTGAAGAT